GACACGAAGTAAACAATCAGCATTACAAAGAATCCAACGTATAATGAAATTCAATTATAATAGAGGATTAAACTCGGAAAGAGTTAATGAAATATATAGGAAAATTATTAATTTAAAATTAAGCAATCAGAAATGATTGTTTTTTTTTATGTTAATTTTTAGTTAAAATGTTTTTTATAAACAAATAATGTTTACATTTGCTATGTAATAACAATGAAGTTATTATTTAATCTTTTTTATTATGGTTGATTTAGTTGTTTCTCCTTTAAGTTTTGCTTCTACAAAAGTAGGTTACAAACAGTATGTAAAAGCTGGTGGTGCTATGGAATTGGCTTCTTTTCAAATATTTGAAAGAAGAAGCAAAAGACAGATTTTAGCTGAAAATATCGATAGGGTATATAATGCTATGATGTTTAATGCTGATTTAGCTTATTTAGCTTTGCAAGATTGCGATGGCGATGCTTATATTCTTTATACTGATACTGCAGATATAAGAGCAAAACAATTAGGTGAATATCACCAAGAATTAATCTTATTGGATAACTAAAGTAAAAAATTGCGATAAGTACCAAATAAAGGTATTTATCGCAAAAAATTAATTATAACAATTTAAAAAACAAACAAAATGGACAAACTACAAATTTTATTCAAATTAGAAACCTGTATAGAGGTTATGAAAACAACTGACAATGTTTATGTACGTAAACAATTAGAATTAATTGCTGAAGCATTAGTAAAAGATTGGAATGAATCAGATGCTTATGCACAACAAATTAGAGACGTATTGAATTATGATGAAACAATGAGTAATTTAGATAAAATAAGAATATGACACCAAAAGAAAAAGCAAGAGAGTTGTATGAAAAATTTATATTTCCTTGTTGGGAATGTGATGAATTCGCTAAAGCTAAAGAATGTGCATTAATAGCAGTTGATGAGATTTATATAGAACTTACTGAAGAAATAAGTCCAAGTGTTCACGGGTTTAGACACAAATATTGGCAAGATGTTAAATTAGAAATAGAAAAATTATGAATGAAGCTGCATACTTTACAATACAATCTAAAGTACAAGTATTAGATAGAGAATTATTCCAATACCTTGGTGAACTAATGTCTGGACAAAGTTTAACATCTGATGACCATTTAAAGATAATGATTGATAGTACAGAAAGAGAATTAGCAACATACGATTACATACTAAAACTAATAATAAACAATGGAAACAAAAATTAAAACATTCGACAACAAGATTTGGGATAAACAAGAACTGATTGATAATATGTATAACGATGAGTTTTACTATGGTTATTTAGGTAAACAGGCTTTAAGTAGTTCAAGTCTTAAAATGGTACTATCAAGTCCTAAAACGTATAAGTACGTTACAAAGTATGGACAAAGTGAAACACAACCATTAAGAGATGGTAAATTATTCCATACAATGATTTTAGAGCCACATAAGATAGATGAATTAACTATTGTAGATGTAGCAACTAAAGCAGGAAAAGCATACAAAGAAGCAAAAGCAGAAGGTAAAGAAGTTTACACCACAAATGAAATAAAAGCTGCAGAAAGATTAGCTGATGCAATATTAAGAAACGATGAAGCAGTACACTATATGTCTAAAGCACAATTTGAGATACCAGAAATAGCAATGATTAATGGAATACCATTTAGAGCAAAAGCAGATATATTAAAAGACAATATGATAGTTGATTTAAAAACAACTACTGGTTTAAATGAATTTAGATATTCAGCAGATAAATACAGTTATGATTTACAAGCATATCTTTACAGGGAAATGTTTAACGTAGATGAATTTGTATTTGTATGTATTGATAAAGGAAGTTTAGACATTGGAATATTTGAATGTAGTGATGAATTTTATGATAAAGGCAAACGTAAACTTGAACAAGGTATAGATAATTATAAATACTTCTTTGGAGAAGATAGCGATGTAGATTTAAATCAATATGTATTAAGAGGAATACTTTAACAAATAAAAACAAAACAAAATGAAAACACAAGAAATTAAAAGAGGAAAATTTAATGCTTATTATTTAATAAGTGATTTAAAAGTAGCAAATGTAAATAGAGATTTGTTTACTAAACATTCTGAATCATTTAAAAATAAATTAAATGAATTTGGATGGATGATGCCAATAGTTATTTCAGATAAAGGAGATGTAATTGAAGGTCATCATAGATTATCAGCAGCTATAATGTTAGAGCAAGAAACAATACCAGCTTATATTGTTGATTGGGTTGACACTAAAAATCAATCAGAACATTTAGATTGTATAATTAATTTAAACAATGGAAATAGACCTTGGTTAAAAGTTGATTATTTAAAAGCATTTGCAAAAGAAAATAAAGACTATAAAATTGTTTACGATGCTTATTTAAGTAATTCAAATAATATATCAGTAGGTGATGTTATAAACTGTTTCTTTGGTAAATCAGTAAATCAAAAGTTTAAAAAAGGAGAATGTAAAATAGAAGATATTAATTTTTCTTTAATGTTATTAAATAAATTTTCTGGTTTAATTAGTAAATTTGGTTCTAATAAAATACAAGCATATTGTGTTAGAGAATTAATTACAGTATCATTTATAAAAGCAAAGAAAGATACAAAAGCAATAGAATATCTATTTAAAATTTATGAAGAATGGGCAATGAATGATGATTATGCTTTAACATCAATATCAAGATTTAAACCAGAAATGGAAGAAAAATTAAACTATTATAATTTAAAATTAAATGAAAGTAACAGATAAAATAACAATAACAAACGAGGATAATATGCTATTAATGGCAAGGTATCCTGATAACTATTTTGATTTGGCTATTGTAGACCCTCCTTATGGAATTAATGTAAGTACAAGAGTTTTTAATGATGGTAAAAATTGGGATAATGAAATACCATCTAAAGAATATTTTAATGAATTATTTAGGGTTTCTAAAAACCAAATAATTTGGGGTGGTAATTATTTTTTAGATTATTTAAAACCAACACCTTGCTTTATTATTTGGGATAAAAAAATTACAGATAAACATTTAATGTCAATGTGTGAATTTGCTTGGACTTCATTTAATACTAAAAACTTAATATTTAGACAGCCACCTGTAGGGGATAGAGGTTTTTATAATATAGATGGTACGAGAATACATCCAACGCAAAAAAGCATAAAACTTTATGAATATTGTTTAAATAAATACGCAAAACAAGGCGATAAAATACTTGATACGCATTTAGGTTCAGGTTCAATCGCAATAGCAGCACACGATTACAAATATGAATTAACAGCTTGTGAATTAGACAAAGAGTATTACGATAAAGCAATACAAAGAATAACAAACCATACTAACCAACAAAAACTATTTTAAATGGAAATAACAGAAAGATTAAAAGAAATAATATTAAAAGAAACTGATATAGATGTTTCTAAAAATAGTAGAAAGCATAATATAATAGAAGCAAGAGCATTATATTTTTATTTGGTAAAGCATTTTAAACCTAAAATGACATTACAAGAAATAGCTGAATCAGTAAATAAGAATCACGCAACAGTAATACATTCTTTAAATAATTATGAAATGTATGAGAAGTTTAATAGAGATTTAAGAAGTTTAAGAAACATAATAGTAAATCAAATGGATGAAGAAAATGTATTAAATACAGAAGACAATGAATTATTAAAGTTAGAACTTAAAAAGAATAAGTTGAGAATATCTGAATTAGAAATTGAATTAGAAGAAAGTAATTTAAGAATAAACAAACTTGAAAAAGCAGGATACGAATACAAAATCATAAACAACTTAAACAACCTTCTTAATCAAACAAAAGATACAGAACATCACAATGTAATGATACTACGTTTAGAAGCTATCTATGATATGAATATTAAAGTAATAGAACATAATAAAAACAATTAAGATGCAAAAGAAAATAATAAATAAGATGAATGAAGGACAAGAGAAAGACATACCATTATACACTTGGAAAACAATACCAAATAGTTTAAAAGAATTTTGGTTTAATCAATTAAATAAATAAGCTATGCCAGATATAACACTTTGTTCAGGAAACAACTGTGAATTATCATCTATATGCTATAGATATAAAGCAGAACCAACTCCATACAGACAATCATACTTTTGTAAACCTCCAAATGAAGGATTAGAATGTGAATACTTTTGGGAATATAAAACTGATGAAGATGACAATTAAAGAAAAGTTTAAAGATGTAATGTATGATGCTATCACTTACAAACAACAAGAGGATTCATTTATGCAAATAGCTGATGAATACGCTATTGAATTTGCTCATTGGTTATTTGAAGATATGGAAATAACAAAAGTAGAAAAACTGTTAAAATTATTTAAACAGTACAATAAAATGAATCTACCAAAAGAATTATGAAATATATTTTAGTATTATTAGCTTATGAGTTTATAAGGTCAAAATTGATTTGGCTATGGTATTATTTAATTAAAAAAGGACAAGGAGAATGAAACCAATACATAAATTTAATAATGGTAAAGGTGCTACACTATGCCATTGTTGTAGCAAAATTATAAATACTGGATTTACTGATGCTTTATACTGTAATGAAATATGTGAATCAAAAAATAAATTTAAAATAGATTTTACTTATAAAGAATATTTAGAACAAATTGATTCTGAATTTAAAGAGATAAAAGAAAGAGCAAATAATTTAATGAGATTGAAGAATGGATTTAAAGATAAACAATAATAGATTTTATTTATTTTTAATTCAATAATGATAACTTTTTTGATTATGGAAGATAAAAGAAAATACAATGGCGGAAATAAAAACGCTGGACGTAAACCAAAAGTAGAAGAAGAAAAAGTAAACAATATATTTCTTAAAGCATTAGGTGAACTTTATAATAAAGATACAGAAGAAGAAACAAAGATAGCTTTTGTTAAATCTACACTAATGGAATCACAAAGAGGACAATTGTTTATTGCTGAACATATATTTGGTAAGCCAAAAGAAATTATAGAAGCTACACACAATGTAAATGATTTTAACATAAAAGATATATTTAAAATTGGAAATAAATCTGAATGAAAAATATAATTTATTAGGAAGTGAAAGTAGATACTTTGTAATTACAGGTGGAAGGGGTTCAGGGAAATCATATTCTTTGAACTCGTTTCTTCTGTTACTTACTTATGAAGTTGGTCACGTTATATTATTTACAAGATATACTTTAACATCTGCAAACGTTTCTATTATTCCTGAATTTATAGATAAGATTGAAACGGCCAATTTAAGCCACGAATTTTATATTACCAAGGATGAAATAGTAAATCTAAAAACAGGTTCTAAAATACTCTTTAAAGGTATTAAAACAAGTAGTGGAACACAAACTGCAAGTTTAAAATCATTAGCTGGAGTTACAACTTGGGTATTAGATGAAGCAGAAGAATTAAATGATGAAGAAATATTTGAAAAGATTGATTTTAGTATAAGAACTAAAGGAGTTCAGAATAGAGTTTTATTAGTTTTAAATCCTGCAACAAAAGAACATTTCATTTATAAGAAATTCTTTGAAGATAAAGGAATAGAAGCGGGTAGTAATTTAATTAAAGGAGATACAACATACATACATACAACTTACCAAGATAATATACATAACCTTTCTGAATCATTTATCAATCAAATTGAAAATATAAAGTCAAGAAGGCCTGAAAAGTATAAGCATCAAATATTAGGTGGTTGGTTAGATAAAGCAGAAGGAGTTATATTTACTAACTGGACTATTGGAAAGTATGAACACGTAGGTAAATCTATTTTTGGACAAGATTATGGATTTGCTTCAGATGCTTCAACTTTAGTGGAATGTAATATAGATATAACAAATAAAAAGATTTATGTTAATGAAAGGTTTTATCTTCACGGATTAACTACTTCACAAATATACAATCTAAATAAACAACACGCTGATGATTGTTTAATAGTTGCTGATTCAGCTGAACCAAGATTAATAAGTGAATTATCTACATTAGGTTTAAATATAGTTCCTGCAATTAAAGGACCAGATTCTGTTACTTATGGAATTAGTGTATTGCAAGATTATGATTTAATAATAAGTCCTGAATCAATTAATCTAATAAAAGAATTAAATAACTATTGTTGGTTAGAAAAAAGGTCAAAAACTCCAATAGATGCCCACAATCATATTATTGACCCATTGCGTTATTGTGTTACATATCAATTAGGAAATTTAAACAAAGGAAGTTACTTTATATACTAATGACATACGGAGAAATTATTGCAACAATACAATGTTATATACACCACATAAAAAATATAGAAGTGGTTATTAATTTGCCACGTAATATAGGTGAGATTAAAAAAATGCAAGAAATGTATAAAGTTGCAAGTGCTTACCTTTCATCGTAGGATAACTATTAAAATTAGGGTTTATCTTGACATCAAAGGTAATGTTAAATAAAAGTTAAAGTAAAATATAAATAACAAAAAGTATTATATTTGTAAAATATATTTAATCTTAAAACAAACACTATGAAACAATACGAAGTTAAAGGTTGGTACAGATATGCTGACAATGAGAAAGATTATGAGTATGCTAAAATAATAGCAGAAAACGAACAGATGGTTATTACACTATTCAAAGATATGTTTAAACAGAACTTCTTTGCAATAGATATAAAAGAGATTAGTTAGTGGATTAATTAATAGTTGATTAAAGTACCAGTAGAGCTTCCCGTAAGAACAGCCTTCTGGTCTTTTTTTTGTTTAATACAATTTACACTTTATTTTATTATTATAAAAAACAAATCAAATGAAATTAGAAATAACAATACCAACTAAATTAAGTGAAATAAAACTTTCACAATATCAGGCTTTTTTAAAGATAGCAAAAGACAATGAAGATACAGAATTTCTACATCAGAAGATGGTACAGATATTTTGTGGAATAGATTTAAAAGAAGTTGCCTCAATTAAATATAAAGATGTAAATGATATAACTACATCTATTGGAAATATGTTTAACCAGAATCATTCTTTTATACCTACATTTAAAATGGGTGGAACTGAATTTGGTTTTATTCCTAATTTAGAAGATATGACATTTGGTGAGTATACAGATTTAGATACGTATATAACCGATTGGGATGAGATACATAAGGCAATGGCAGTATTATATAGACCAATTAAAAAGAAGGGCTTAAATGGCACGTATGAGATTGAAGATTATAATGGCACTATAACATATGCTGAAGTAATGAAGTTTGCACCATTAGATGTTTGTTTAGGTGCAACGGTTTTTTTTTATCGTTTAGGCAACGAATTATTGAAAGCTACGATAGCTTATTTGGAGAAGGACAAGGAGGTTCAGAATATTCTGCAACAGCAAACTTCGGACAAAAATGGGGATGGTATAGTTCAATCTATGCTCTTGCTCAAGGAGACCTTAACAGATTTGACGCAGTTACAAGATTACCAATTAATCAATGTTTAACATATCTAACATTCGAAAAAGAAAAGAATAAAATAGAAGCTGATTTAATTAAAAGACAGAATAGATGACATCACATTATTACGAAATAACACAAGCAATTAAGAATCAATTAAAGGAAGATTTATTTGTAAACACAGTTACTATTGGAGACATATTTAAAGTTGATTTAAACAAGCTTACAATCTTTCCTTTAAGTCATATTATAATTAATTCAGCAACGTATTTGGGTTCAACTTGGAATTATAATGTATCTATATTATGTATGGATATAGTTGACGAAAGTAAATCATTAACAACAGATGTATTTTTAGGTAATGATAATGAACAAGATGTTTTAAATACACAATTAATGGTAGTTAATAGATTCTTGGAAGTATTAAGAATGGGTAAATTTGGCGATGATTATGAATTGATAGGTACGCCATCTTGTGAATTCTTTACAGAAAGATTTGAAAATAAAATGGCAGGTGTAACTGTTACTTTTGATATTGTAATTCAAAACCAAATGAGCAAATGTTAGAAGTTCAAAAGACTTTAATTAAATTCAGGGATTATGTTATCCAACAATCAAGAAGTAATTTAACTAAAAGTGGAAAGAATAGTTCTAAAGAATTATATAATTCTATTAAAGGTGAAATTGTAACTGAAAATGGATTTAATATAGTTGGTTTTTCTATGGTTGATTATGGTATTTATCAGGATAAAGGAGTTTCTGGTAAGATTAAAAAATACAATACACCATATAGTTATAAAAATAAAATGCCTCCTGCAAAAGCATTTGATAAATGGATAGTAAGAAAAGGAATAGCACCAAGAAACGCTAAAGGAGAATTTCAATCAAGAAAAGGTTTACAATACGCAATAGCAAGAAGTATATTTATGAATGGAATTAAACCATCTTTATTTTTCACTAAACCATTTGAAGCAGGGTATAAAAAATATATAGATGTAGATTTATTAAAAGCATTTGGTCAAGACGTAGAAACAATGGTAGATTATAATTTAAAAGATATAAAATAAAACTAATTTAAAAATAAAAAAAATGGCATTAACACAAGTTAACAGAGGAACAACACCAAACGACAATTCAGCAGATACTCTTTATGTAGCATTTGGCAAAGTAAATTCAAACGCAACAAGTTTAGACACTACTATTACAACATCATCAGACTCTATATTCAATGGTGTTAAAGTAGGTAGGGGAGTTGGCAATGTACCAACAAATTTAGTTGTTGGAATTCAAGCATTAAATTCAAATACAACTGGAGACAATAATACTTCTATTGGAACAAATACCTTGAGAGACAATTCAGATGGGTTTTCAAACACTGTTATTGGTGCTTATGCGATGGAAAGAAATACTACTGGCGATGGAAATACTGCTGTTGGTGGCGGTGCTTTATATAGTGCAGTTTTAATAAATAATAATACCGCAATAGGGAGAGATGCTTTAAATGGAAATACTCTATATTCAAATTGTAGTGGCTTAGGAGCTAATACTGTTGTTACAGCTTCAAATCAAGTTCAATTAGGAGATTCAGCAACTACTACCTATGTTTATGGAACAGTTCAAAACCGTTCTGATTTACGTGATAAGACAGAAGTTAGAAATACAGTTTTAGGATTAGATTTTATAAATGAATTAAGACCCGTAGATTATAAATGGGATATGCGTGAAGACTACAAAACTGAAAAGCCAAATGAATTAGCTTTAGATGCTACTGATGAAGAAAAAGAAGCTTACAAAATCTTAATGGATGCTTGGTTGGAGTCTGTTAAATTAGACAACATAACTCACGATGGCACACACACAAGAAATCGTTATCATCACGGATTAATTGCTCAAGAAGTGCAAGATGTAATTGAAGCAAGTGGAGTTGATTTCGGTGGTTTTCAAGACCATTCAGTAAGCGGAGGACAAGATGTTTTATCAATTGGATATAATGAATTAATTGCTCCAATGATTAAAGCAATTCAAGAATTAACTGCAAGAATTAATGTATTAGAAAATAACTAAAAATGGCTAAAGTAATATTTGCAAGAAGTCCTTTTATTGTTGAAATCAATGTTGCAAGTCAAACTTCAACAAGATTAGTATTAGAGATACGTGATGCAAGTGATGTTTTGTTAAAGTCTTATTCTTTTTCAAAAAATATATCATCAACTGCAAATAGAGCTACTTACTATAATGTGAGTAATTTTATATTAGAATATTTAACACCTATTAATCCAGATTATACAACTGAAACTGAAAACACAAATTTATATTGCAAAGTAGCAATTAAAAAATATTATACTATTTCACCAGCTGCTGAAGTTCAATTAGGTTCAACTGAAAACTATTTATCTGTAAATGGATTTACGGAATATACAAATGGTATGAATTCTTATTTAGATGTTGATGCATTGCCAATGACTTCGGATTTACAATTATATTCAAATAAAACAATTTATAGCAATACCAAAATTACTCAAATAATAAATTATAGTCCATTTATAAATCAATTTTATTTAGCATCTAATGGAACTATTTTAGCATCTTCATCAATAAACATAAATGCTTTAAATCCAAATAAAATATTAAGTCAATTAGGTTCATATGTTGATGTATTATTACAGAAAATCGTAGGTTCAACTTACACCGTTAGATATACAGATGGAGTTTCAACTAATTTTATTTATATAACACCAGAAAACACAACACCAATAATAAAAAAGATATTTTTACAATCACCATATTGGGATTCTTTATTTCCTTATACAGTTGGATTATATAGGGATAATGAATTGCTATGGTCAAGAGTAATTGATGCAGATGAGGAATGTAAATATACTCCTTTGCTATGCTCATTTATTTCTAAAAGCGGAGGTTGGGAAAATGTTTATTTTATGAAGGCAAAAGAAGAAAGCAGTACAATGCAAAACACTACTTATAACTTATTGCAAGATTATAATTATAATTATTTGAAAGGTCAAAAGAAAGCATTTAATACAAACGGAAATGATTTTATAAAATGCAATACTGGATGGGTAGATGAGTCAATGAATATTATTTTAAAAGACTTATTATTTTCTGAAACAATATTGTTGGATAGTAAACCAGTTTTGATTAAAAACAAATCAATTACTTATAAAAATACATTGAAAGACAGATTGATAAATTATGAAATGGAGTTTGAATATTCTTTTGCATCAATAAATAATGTAGTATGATAACAGTAGCCATATATATAAAGGATGTTTATACAAGTGAATATAACAGAATTGATTTATTTGACGATGAGAAAATATCTGTAACAAGTTCTATACAACAAATAAATGATATAAGTAAGACGTTTACGGATTATTCACAGACATTTGTAGTACCGGCATCAAAACAAAACAATAAAATATTCAGACATTGGTATGATAATTCAAATGATGAGCCATTTAGTACATTAGTTAAGGCTGATGCTTATATTGAAATTGATACCATTCCATTTAGAAAAGGTAAAATTCAATTAGAAAGTGCAAATGTAGTAGACGGTCAAGCACAAGAATATTCAATTACTTTTATCGGAGCATTAGGTAATTTAAAAGATAAATTTAATGGTAAATATTTAAAAGATTTAACAGATACAACTTATGATTTTAATTATAGTGCTACTTTAGTAAAAGATAAAGTAACTACTCAAACAACAAGTCCAGAATATCCAAATATTAAATTTCCTTTAATATCATCATCAAGATATTGGAATTATGGAGCGGGTGGAGCTGATGACATAAGCTCTTCAGCAACGCCAATTAGATTTGATGAATTGTTCCCAGCTATAAAATTATCAGCAGTTTTAAATATGATTCAAAATGATAGTAATATTTTAAATTTAAATTTTAATGGTTCATTTTTATCTGATGCAAGATTTACAAATGCTTATTTATATTTGAAAAATGCAGATGAATTTAAAACAAATTTATTTCAACAAATTGACTTTACAACAAAAGGAAATTTAGAAGATTTAAGCGGAACTACTGTAAATTTAACAGATAATTATTTTATAAGAGCATCAGGAGGATTAACAAAAATAACTATTACACCACAAACTGGATTTACAACAGTTCCATATAGAGTTAAAAGATATTTAAACGGAGAGTTTTGGGATTATTATACAGATATTAATGGAGGCACAAGTTCATTCACAATTAGAACAGATGCAGACCAAAATAAACATTCATTTTATATAGAAACGGCAGAAACATTTCAATTTGTATTTAAAATAGATATGGGTGTTACTTCTTATACAAAATCTGCTACAATGTCTGTACAAACAATTGCAGCAAATATTTCTGTTAGTTCTTATATGCCAGAAATTAAAATAGAAGATTTTTTTAGTGGATTATTAAAAATGTTTAATTTAACTTGTTATTCAGAAGATGGAATTAATTATACAATTGAACAATTAGAAAGTTATTATTTAAATGGTTTAGATATTGACATTACTAAATATATTATTCAAGATAAAAAAACTTTAACAAGAGTAAAGACTTATAAAAAAATAAATTTTGAATATGAGAAATCAGAGTCTTTAGTAAATGTAGGATTTAATTCTGCTAATGGAATTGAATATGGTTATTTATTTTATAACACAACTAATGAAGGAGAGGAATACTCAATAAAATTACCTTTTGAAGATTTAAACTTTTCAAATTTAAATGATAAACTACAAGTTGCTTATGCTTTAAAAACAGATTTACAAAAGTATATTCCAAAGCCAATTATTTTATACGATTATAATCCAAGTGCTGTAACTGATTTGATTGGAACAAATTTTTATTTTCAAACTGCTGTAAGTGGAAGTGTCACAATGCATACTTCTTATAAAGCATTTGGACAAGAATATTATGATGGTACTAATACTTATGGGTTAAATTTTAATCAACAACAATCTACATTAACAAATCAATTAATTGATAAAGGATTATATGATGAATATTACTCTGCATACTTTAATAATATATTCAATTTTAAAGCAAGATTAGTTAAAGTGAGTGCAATACTACCAACGAGTATATTAACTACGCTTAAATTGAATGATAATGTTATTATACGTGATACAAAGTATTTGATTAATACGTTTACAACAGATTTAACAACTGGAGAAGTGCAATTTGAACTATTAACAGACCAAAGATTATGATAAAGCACATTTTAGATTTATTAGCATTAGATGAATTTTACGGACAAAGTGAACTTATTGAAATAGCTAAAGGAAAGTACCAAAGACCAACAACAATTAAACAAGGATTTAACCAAATCAAAAGAGAAATAAAATGGCTGAAAAGAAAACAATAGAGTTAGAAGTTAAATCAAATCTTGGAGAGTCTATTTCAGATTTAAAAGCATTAAAAAGGCAGTTAAAAGATACTGCTGCTGGTTCTGAAGAATTTAAAAAGATATTTAATCAAATTGACGATTTAGAAGATAAAATTAAATCTGCTAAAAATAGTTCATCAGATTGGATTGATAGTTTAGAAAGAGCAGGAGGTCCAATAGGTGCATTAGGTGCATCTTTAAATAAAGCAAAGGTAGCTACACAATCTTTTGGTGGTGCATTAAAAGCTACAGGAATAGGTTTAGTTGTAGCTTTGATTGGTGGTTTAGTTGCAGCATTTCAAGAAAATGAAGTAGCAATGAAAAAATTGCAACCTTTACTTGATGGTATTGGTAAATTATTTCAAGGAGTATTTAGAGCAGTAGAACCATTATTTAACACTTTAGTTGATTTGGCTATAAGTGCTTTACCAACTGTATCAAAAGCATTTGGAGTAGTTTATAGTTCTGTAACTGCAGTATTCCAATCTTTAGGAATATTAGGTGGTGCAATTAAAAAACTTATTTCTGGTGATTTTAGTGGTGCTTGGAAGGATGCAAAAAGTTCTGTAAATGATTTTAGTAAAAACTATGATGCTTCTATAAAAAGGTTTAATGAAGGCAGTAAAGAAATGTCTAAAACTGAAAAAGAAGAAGCAGAAAAAAGAGCAGAAGCAAGAAAAAAAGCACAAGAGAAAAGAGAACAAGACCAAGAGAAAGCTAAACAAACTGCAATAGAAAAAGCTAAAGCAGCAGCAGACGCATTAAAGAAAATAGAAGAAGATAGAATTGCTGCAGAAATGGATTCAGCAAAACAAGCTATTGCGATTTTAGACGAACTTAATAAATCAAAAGAAACACCTGCAGAAAAAGAGCAAAGAGAATATGAAGAAAAGAAGTCAATTTTATTAGCAAATAATTTAGACTTAACTTTATTAAATCAACAACACGAAGCAAATTTAGCTTTAATAACTAAAACTGAAGCAGATAAAAAATTAGCAGAAGCAAAAATACAAGCAGATAAAGAAATTGCTTTAGAACAAGCTATAAAAGAGGCTAAAAGAAATGCTTTAGATACAGGTTTGAATATATTAATGCAATTTGCAGGAAAAAACAAAGCAGTAGCATTAGGTATTTTAGCAGTTCAAAAAGGATTGGCTATTGCTGATATTGTTGTTGGTTCAGCTAAATCAATTAGTGCTGCAACATCAGCTTTAGCAGCAGTTCCCGCAGTTATTGGTGTTGTTCCTAATCCTATGTATGCAGTACAAGCAGCATCAACTATAAAAGGAATTGCATTAACTAAAATAACCGCAGCTACATCTATAGCTTCTATTTTAGCTGCAAGTATAGGTCAAGCAAAATCAATAACAGGCGGTGGTGGTTCTGCTCCAAATATGGGCGGTGGAGGTGGTGCTACTCCTGCTGCTCCAAGTTTTAACGTAGTAGGTGCAAGTTCTACAAATCAATTAGCACAAACGATAGGTAACCAACAACAACAACCCATTAAGGCTTATGTAGTAGCTAATGATGTTACAACACAACAAAGTTTAGATAGAAACATAGTTTCAAGTGCTTCAATAGGATAAACAAAATAAATATAAATTAATTATAATATAAAAAATACAATGGCTAAAAAATTAGAAACAATAGAATTGTTTATTGACGAAAGTCAAGATAAAGATGGTATAGATGCTTTAAGTTTAGTAAAGTTTCCTGCAATAGAAGAAAACTGGGTTGCTTTAAATAATCATAGAATTGAATTTAAATCAGTTGATGATGAGAAAAGAATTATTATAGGATTAGCTTTAGTTCCAGATAAATTAATTTACAGAAAAAATGGTGATTATGAATATAATATTAAATTTTCAAAAGAAACTGTAAACAAAGCAGCAAGATTATATTTAAAAAAACTAAATAATAACAATGCTACTTTAGAACACAAAACAGAAGTTGAAGGTGTTTCAGTTGTTGAATCTTGGACAGTTGACAATCCTAAAATTGATAAAACTGCATTGTATGATTTAAATGCAGTAGAAGGTGCTTGGGCAGTTATTATGAGTATTGACAATGACAAAGTTTGGGAAGAAATTAAAAACGGAACTTATTTAGGAATAAGTGTCGAAGGATATTTTAGCGACAAATTAGAAATGAGTTTACAAATAGCTAAAGAACAAGAATTAATAGATAAAATTAAATCAATAATAACTAATGCTGAAATTAATAAATAAAATTATGGGAAATAAAACAAGTTCACCAAAAGGTGGTAACAGAGGTTGCTTATGTAAAGATGGTAAATACTCTCAAAAATGTTGTAATGGAGAATTACAAGAACAAGGAATTGGTCCAACAGTTAATCAACAAACAAGTACAGTTACAAACACAAATACTGCAAGAACTATTGTTACTAACAATGGCTAATTTATAAATATAAAGGGTAGCTTAATAGTTGCCCTTTTTTATTTAATACTTGGCTCTTTTAATAATATTATCTATTGCCCAAAGCGGTTGAAAATTAGTGTAATGATTAAATTGTATAATTTCTAATTCTGATTTAGCTAAAAATATTGGTTTAATATGGTCTAAATGCCATCTCCCATAATTATATAATGTCATACCTTCAGTAAATTTAGATTCAATATAATTTCTGAAAAAATCTAAATCACATCCAAGTATTTCTTCTGATTTTAATTTCTTTTCCCAATTACTTCCTTTTGTTCTTTTAAAACTACAACTAATTAAACTTCTAACATTACCTTTAAATTTATAAATAGGGTCTGTTTTTCTTCTTGTTGTATGTCTAAAAGCATTTAATTTTTTTTGTATTAAATTTTCGTCTATTTCATTATTTTTATATTTTTCAGGATTACAATTTTTACATAATCCAATAATAATTTCTTTTTTTAAAAATAAAATTTCTATATCATTTACACATCTTTCTTGCTTACAACACCTACATTTAAATAAAAACTTTTCATTTGTTAAATATAGTTTAAATCCAAATTCAGTTCCGCCTAATTTTATATAACAATTATATTCATTAAACAAATCTAAATAATAATTTTCTATTATTTCTTTTTCAGGGTTAATTCTTTTTTCGTAATTAATATTTTTCTTTTTATTTTCATCACGAATAAATCTTTTATCATATTCTAAATCCCAATTTACACTATTGTATAATTTGTTTAATTTTTCTAAATTTTCTTTTTTAGGTAAATACATATTTTTTAAAATAAATACCCCCTCTAATAGTACCGCCAAGTAAACTAAAAGAAGGGGATTTATAAAACTTTAAATCTTGGCGGATTTGAAATACAAATATACAAAATATAACAATACAAAAAAAAGTTATTATTGAAATATATGTTAATATAAAAAATAATAGTATGACAACTGAAAAATTAGTAAACAAAGCATTGTTTGGAAAAACAGAATTATCAAGTGTAAAAGTAGAATTAGGCATTATACAAGATATTATTGCACTATCTAAACAAGGACAAGATTTAAACACAAGTGCATCCTCAACTTTAGATAGAGCATTAGTTTCATATAACGAATCTTTAAAACCTTTAAATTCTGCAAAGAAATTAATTGATAAAGTAAAAAATGATTCAAAAGCATTAGGTTTAGATATACCTTCAGAAACATTATCTTTATTTGATAGAATAGATTCATTTATTAGTAATTCTAATAGTGCTATAAAACAAATTAGAGCAATAGTTTAAATAATTAAATAAGTAAATATGAATGTAATTAATGAAATCAAAACTCTTTTGGGTATGGAAGTAAAACTTGCCCAAATGAAACTTAAAGATGGAGTTACTGTTATAGAAGCAGATGCTTTTGAAATGGATAACAATGTTTTTATTGTAAACGGTGAGGATAGAATTCCTGTACCTGTTGGAGAATACGAATTAGAAGATGGAATGATTTTAGTAGTAGCAGTTGAAGGTGTTATTGCTGAAATTAAAGAAGTCATTGTAGAAGAAGAAGCTCCAGAAGCTGAAGTAGAAGTTGAGGTTGAAGCACAAGCTGAAACAGTAGCTACTCCTAAAAGAATTGTAGAATCAGTTTCTAAAGAAATGTTCTTTTCTGAAATTGAAAAACTACGTACTGAAATTGCTGAATTAAAATTAGCAAAAGAAGTAAAAGAAGAATTAAGTTCTGATGTTGTTGTTGAACCATTAACACATTCACCAGAAGTTAAATCTGAATTAAGAATAAATAAAATATCAACTAATCGCCAAATGACTACACAAGATATAGTTATGGCAAAACTTTTTAATTAAAAAATAATAAATTATGGCTACTACAACAAGTATTACTACTACTTATGCAGGAGAATTTGCAGGAAAATATATCTCTGCTGCATTATTATCAGGTTCAACTATCGCTAATGGCGGTATTGAAGTAAAACCAAACATTGCTTATAAAGAAGTAATTAAAAGAATTGCTACAGATGCTATCGTAAAAAATGCAACTTGTGACTTTGATGCTACATCTACAGTTACATTGACTGAAAGAGTAATTACTCCTGAAGAATTTCAAGTAAATTTACAATTGTGTAAAAAAGATTTTAGAAGCGATTGGGAATCGATTCAAATGGGGTATTCAACATTTAGTAATCTTCCTCCATCATTTGCTGATTTCTTATTATCTCACGTTGTAGCTAAAGTTGCTGAAAAAACAGAGCAAAACATTTGGAAAGGTGTTACTGCTAACGCTGGAGAATTTGACGGATTTTTAACTCTTACTGCTGCTGATGCTACTGTTATTGATGTAGCTGGTGCTTCAGGTGGTGTAACTGCTGGAAATGTAGTTGCTGAACTTGGAAAAATTGTTGATGCTATTCCTGCTGCACTTTACGGAAAAGAAGATTTGTATTTATACGTTTCTCAATCAATTGCTCGTGATTATATCCGCAGTTTAGGTGGTTTTGGAGCTGCTGGATTAGGTGCTAATGGTACAAACGCACAAGGAACACAATGGTTCAACAATGGTTCACTTTCTTTTGATGGTGTTAAAATCTTTGTTTGTAACGGAATGACAAATGATTTTGCTATTGCTGCTCAAAAATCTAACTTATACTTTGGAACAGGTTTGTTATCTGACCAAAATGAAGTTCAAGTAATTGATTTAGCTGACATCGATGGTTCACAAAATGTAAGAGTAGTAATGAGATTTACTGCTGCGGTTCAATATGGTGTAGGTTCTGAAATTGTACTTTACACACCAACTGCATAATCTAAATTATAATACTAAATATGGGGTAGGTAAAATTGCCTACCCTTTTTTTTAACTTTAAAATATAAAACTATGCCTTGCGATATATCATTAGGAAGAGCTGTACAATGTAAAGACAGTTTAGGTGGATTAAGAGCAGTTTACTTCATTAATTGGGGTGATGCTACAACAGTAACATATTCTGCAACTGCAGGACAAGAGGATGTAATTACTGCTTTAGGTGGTACTCCTGTTGGTTACAAATATGAATTAAAAGGTACTTCTACTTTTGAGCAAACTTTAACAAGTTCAAGAGACAATGGAACTACTTTTGTTGACCAAAAATTATCTTTGGATATTAAAAAATTAACTATTGCTGACCATAAACAACTTAAACTTTTATCTTATGGACGTCCACAAGTTATAGTTGAAGATAACAACGGTAATTTCTTTATGGCAGGATTGACTAAAGGAATGGATTTAGTTACTGCTACTGTTTCTACAGGTGCTGCAATGGGAGATGCTTCATCTTACAAAATGGAATTTCAAGGTATGGAAAAAATACCTGCTAATTTTGTAACTGGACCATTAACTACAGGAATACTTGCTTCTATTGTTGAGGGTACTGTAGCATAATATTTGTTTTGTTTGTTTTTTAAAAAGGTGTACTTTAATTAGTATGCCTTTTTTGTTTTAAAACAATTCTACGTTAAATTTATTATTAAATAAAATAGA